ACAAAATCTTCTGCTGGTACGAACATCGCACATGGACGTTCTAAAATTGGATCATAATAAACTTTTTTGAAGGACGATCCTGCCAGCGGCAATCGAAACAACATAGACTCTGTTTCATCACGGTACTCTGTCATCTCCTCAGTTAGGAGATAATTCATCTCATCTTCAATCCGCCGTGCCTGATCAATCTTGTCTTTGTCTTTTTTGCCAACAAGTTTAGTACGCACAGGACCGGAGGCCGGAAACATTTCCCCCATAGCCTGTGCCTGAAAACGTACAACAGCTTCTGTCAATACTGGGTGGAACACGCCAGCGGCACCAGCCCAAGGCTGTGTTCTTTCCTCAATCTTCATACCAAGAAGATCCAGACCTTTTACATAAGCTGATGCCCAATCGGATCTAGATGTGCGGTCTGTGTTGAAATCATGAACAATCTCAGACGCAATAGATTGTAAATCGTCTTCTTCAATATATTCCGCTAGGTTTGAGTTATGGTCCGGACCCAAAAGATCTTCTGTAATATCTCCAGTAAAATCAATAATCATTCCGCTTTCGCCAGTATCAATCGAAACCGCATCTGGGTTTACGATTTCAACTTCAACTTGCCCTACGTCATCATCTGCCTCTAAAGGAGATGGCGTCATTGATTTTTCTACAGCCATGTTAAAATCCTATTGGTTTTCCGGTTTTTCCATAATAACAGAATACTGGGAATGATGGGAGCCATACATATAACTCGCAACAACCCAGCCTTTTTTTTCATATTCATCCACTAAATCGTGTGGCACATATCGATAAGTTTTAGTAATACTCCACTGGCCTTCTATATCTTGGCTCGTCATCCCAGTCATCCATTGAACTCCTAATCCATCCGCCCTGTCTAAATCTCAGCAACGCCTGTGTTGTGGAGTCAACAAGATCGTCATGTTCTCCAGCAGGAAATGCCGCGCACTCCTCAACGACCTCTTCAGCCCATCTTGTTGGGGGACACCATATAATTCCAGAGGCAAATAAGTCTGTAACAGCATTTACCCTTGCAATTTTATCCTGTCCTCTAGAGGGTGTGAACTCTGTTACTGGTATTCCCATAGCCCTAAGTTCAAAAATAAGTGGAGAACCAGCGGCCTTAGCCTCGACAATCATCTGATCCGGCTCATATTCCCAATATTTTTCGTATGCGGCCCTTTTTAGCTCTGGAAATTCCAGTTTTTCCTTATATGCGTCCAAGAGTATCAGGTTTGGCACCGTTTCGCCAGATTCATTTGGGTAATTGAATATGCCCCATGTCGTACAAGCGCTATAATCAGCCCTTTGGGTCTTCAAAAACGCCGTATCCCAGCTTTGAATGATGGCTTCACAGGCCGGAGGGGCTTCATTAGGCCATTCTTTCCACCATTCTCGCTTAATTAGCGCCCCTTCTTCCGAAGTTGGGTCTTGTTGGTACTGTGCAGACCATTTTGAGATGGGAAGTTCGGCTTTTAGAGCCTCTAATTGCTCAATAGGCCAAAATTCAGGCCATAAAGGAGCGCCAGATGGCATGATTGCGGGTAATTCTATGACTTCCCACTCGTCTGCACCCTCTCTTTGGGTGGCTGACTTGATAATCTGGCCCGTCAGATCCCTGACACTCCAGCGAGTCATCACAATTATGATGGCTCCGCCGGGCTGGAGTCTCTGTCGTGGGCCAGATGTGTACCATTCGTAGACTTTATCGTAGACTTCTGGGTTGTAAGCCCCCAATGCCGCCTCTTGTTCCGAATGGGGATCGTCAATAATGAGAACGTCAGCACCTTTACCAGTGACTGCACCACCAACACCAATAGCAAAGTAGTCACCTCTCTTGTTTGTGTTCCATCTACCCGCCGCTTTTGAGTCTGAAGACAGGGTTATGCCCGGAAACACTTGTTGAAAGTCTTCTAAATCAATCAGGTTACGGACTTTACGGCCAAATCCAACAGCCAGTTCCGCTGTGTGTGCCGTTTGAATAATTTTTTTATGTGGATATTGACCAAGAAACCATGCGGGAAACAGATATGAGGCAAACTCTGACTTGGTATGCCGTGGCGGCATATTGATAATCAGGCGCTTCAGATCTCCTTTAGCTACCCTTTCAAAGGCATCTGCCATAATTGAGTGATGTTTTCCGGGTATGAACGCAGGCCACATCTTTCTGACGAATGTAAGGAAGTCTACTCTAGAGTTTTCTAACTCTTCAGCGGCCTCCAGTTCAGCAAAAAGGGCTATCAACTCTTCCTGTTGATCCAGCGGCAGTTTTGATAATTTAGATTTTACTGCGTCCAGAGCCGTCATTCGTCACTTACACATCTGCTCAGTAACACGGATTTAGCCAGTTCAAGTAAAAATACCATGTCTGGCGCTTTACCATGAGATGTCCCCAAGAACAAATTACCATCTTTGGTCCACCCTATCACCATCGCTTCAGTCATTTCAACCTCTTCGATAATTGCGGATAGCATCTCATTAGGCTCAAGATCTTCCTGAGTTATGGTATCGGTGCCGGGAAATTTTATAATGTTACTCATGCCAACTCCCTCTCCCAATGATGACGAAGGGGGAGCGTGGAGATCGCTCAACCCCTTCGGAGCCATCGGGAGACTTATGGCTCTAGCCAAGTGTATACCATTGGTATGCACCTAACTAGTAATTAGTATATATAAATATATTACTAGTTATAAGAACTAGTAGGGGTGTATGATTCCTAGACCCTATTCTGTGAAGATTTGTAGTATGGTACAATGTGCATAGGTGACCCATAACTTTTTATGGGGGGGGGCTATGCAAATAATCTGGCACATATTGCTGACTGTATGCTTTGAGGGAGAATGCCGAACACAAGACGTTCAGTGGTTTGAAACCAAGAAGGAATGTTTAGTGATGTTGGCACTATACCAAGACATACCACCAGACGGTGACTGGCACACTGTAACCTATGTGTGTAAGCCAGTGAATGCTAATGCAGTGTAGGCTCTTCTAGTATCTCCCACAAATCCCATATATGCACTTTCCTTTCCATCACTATCCAAGATAGCATTCCTGCCTCTTCAGGCGTCAGTGAGGGCCATTCAGCAACTTCTGCTAGGGTCATAAGGCATTTGATGCAAAACGCCTCTGGTGAGCTTCTACGGCAGTTTCCATCACTACACGGCCCCTCAATATCTTCTGGATTATATTTGGATGTGTGGATCATCATGTAGTCAGTGCGTGTGTACCGTGCGTCAGATCAGGGGGGATGGGGGTGGGTGGGGGTCTGCACCTCACATATTACGTTAAGACCACCCCATAAACCCTTGTTATGACAGTTTTTTGCTATTCGCCCATCAGGCGCGCCAACCGGCGCTCAAGGTCTGCGCGTATATCGGAGGCTTGGCGAGTGTCCCGATTGTCCTCTATGACCTGTCGATCCTCAAAAAGGGCGCATGACCTACCCAAGGCCACGAGGGCTTGCACCCTTGAGCCGTCCGACTGGGCGTTCAGTGCCTCTTGTTTCAACTGCTCAACCACAAACATCCTCATGCGCTCATCCTCTGTCTGCTTTCGTGCGGCGATATCAGCAGTCAAGGCCTCTATCCTTTGGGCAACATTAGGGTTTTGATTTAGCTTGCAAGCCTCAACCCAAATGCTGGACGGCTTCATTTTCTCAGCATCATAGGCAGACCTGTAAGCCTCTGTCAGTGTCTCACCTCTACTTACCATCTGGGCGAAATGCTCTTGTTTACTGGTAAGGGTGTTATCCCTATTCACTAGCCGCAGGTGACTAGGTTTGTCTTTGTCCATTGTATTATCCCCTATGTGAGATGCCATCATGCGCTTGGCGCTAGGCATCGGGCTTTCAGATTTGTATGACCCTACAAATATATCACTGCACCACTACCCATAAAACCCCAGATAGCGATTGCTGGCGATTTAAGCCCCACTGAGCGGCTTTAGCAGGTTTTGCTCACAATCATACACGGCACCCCTCTAAAGAGCGTCTACGGCGAAAACGGCTGTTTTATGCGGGTTACAGAGCCTTTAAGAAAAAAAAGTAAAAAAAATGCATTTTAAGTGAATAATTTTGGCCTCTCAGTTGTCTATACAGTGAAGGCGAAAAAAAAATTGGGAAAAATATAATAAAAGCGGTGTCTGAATTGTTTTATACCATGTAAGGCAAATTAAATGCTTTTAAGGTCAATTAAGGGCTTGCAATGCCAGTCCAGATACCCTATTTAAGGGTCAGGGGCGGAGCTATGCCCATTTTTCAACGGCTCAGGAGGCCACTACCGCAAGCGCACATTGGGTTGGTAACCCAGCGATACTCAGGTTTCCCCACTGCATCATGCAACGGTTACGAGACACCCTACTTTCTGTCTGCACCTGAGGCCAGCTATCCGCGACATCTGCGTGAAGATGCCAAGGTTTTCAAAACCGCTGACCCCACATAGCGTATGCGATGGTGGCAATCCAATGCCTGAAGCGACTGGGTCAAAGTTCCAAACACAACCGATAGGGCGGATTGATGGGGCAGACTGACAATCTGCCCTGCCTGTCGCTGGCATTGGTAGCCAGTTATGAAGAGTGACCATACGAAACAGGCACTTCATATTTCACACTTGTCAAAATTGGAGATTGTTCACATGACAAATTATGACGCAAAAACTTTCGCTGTTGATATCAACGTGTATAACACTATTGCCACTAATCAGGCGGCAATCGATGGCGATAAGGCCACCAGTGCTGATGCACTAGGCCGCATCAAATCAGCCAAGCTGGATAATATCGTTCAGCTAGTTTGTGGGCTGGCGGTTGTGCCGCTCACACAAAAAGGCAATCTGCCAACTAGCATATCTTCGGCGGTCAAATCTGAATTGCAGGAAAAGGCAATGCAGACCAAAGGCATGGCTGAAAATATCGTCAAGTATGTGGCTGGCACTCGCCGCCACTTCAATATCAACGGCGATAACGTCACCCCTGATATGGTCTATGGCATCCTTAACGATGCCGAAATCGATAGCGAGAAAAAGCTAGTTGATGCCATTTATGGAAAGGACGCACTCAGCGAGGTGACAAAGATTGTCCATAAAATCGCTGGCAAGCGTTCCACCAAATCTGATGGCAAGGGTGGCCGCATCGATGGTGACAAGTGGCTTGGCGGCATGGCATGGGAAGATATCGATGCCCTGTTTGGTGTCGGTGTCGGCGGTGAATTGCCGCAAGTTGGTGCGCTGGCTGATGCCTTGCGGTTACGTTCCGAAATGGAAAAGGCCGCATCTGAGGCCGCTCAAGCCGCTGGCGATGCTGAGGCTGACGCAACCGCCGCCATTAACGAAATGGTCGAGCAGTTTGCTGAGGCATCCTAAACCTAAACAGGGGGGCATCACTGCCCCCCATTTTGTATCACACTAAAATTGAGGGGGCAGAAATGTTCGTATCACAAAATAAAGTCGAGGCTCTGGCAGAGGAATTGGCAGAGCGGTTCCACTTTGACCTACACAGTCAAATGACAGTAGGTCAGGTGGCTAAGGTGGCAATGGAAATGCTGGAAGATGAGGGGTTGCCTCAGCGTAAAAGTCTAGCACTCGCCATTGCTAAAATTGCACAAGCCCTATTTGCAGGGCAGATTATCCACACAAAAAGGGAGATTTAACATGACAAGAAAAGAATGGTTATTGGATGGCTGGTATGGGCGTATCTTTACTGGCTCATTCACCAAAAAAGATGGCACACGCCGCGAGGTGTGGGGCGTTTTCAAAAATGACCCCAACGTGCCAACCCATTTGGCGGTGGTCTATGACCTACGCAAAAAACAATATCGGCGTTTCGATATTACTAGGCCATTCAATATCAGGTCAGGCAAAGATTTTATCGCGGCTGGCTCTGAATTGGCTGACCAAATTGCCCAGCAGGATGCTGGATACGCAAACCACGATTTACATATCTCACACTATGTAAATGACATTCCTGTCTATCACACCAACTAATCGGAGGATATCCACATGAAATTATCACAAGCATTTGCCCTGATTGAGGCTTCTTACACTTCACAAACCAGCGGCGATGCGCTGGAGAGCGTTGTCATGTCGTTTATGTCCAGCCCCGGTCAGGGCAAGACATCGACTGTTTTTCAGTATGTCGATTATCGCCGCCTGACTAATGAAAACTTCGGGCTGGTTATCCTGTCGCTGGCTCAATATGACGCTGGCGAGATTGCTGGCTGGCTTATCGAACAGGACGGTCAGATGGTCAGGCTTCGCCCTGAGTGGATGCCAACACAAGGTGAGGGTGTTATCTTCATTGACGAATGGCCTCAAGCCCCTGTTGCCAACCAAAACATCATGGCTCAGTTGGTGAATGAACGCCGTATTGGCGAACACAAACTGCCTGATGGCTGGGCTATCGTATGTGCTGGCAATCGTATGTCTGACCGCGCTGGCACTAATCAGATACCTTCGCATTTGCGTGACCGCCTGACATTCGTGAATGTCGATTTTGACCTTGACGAGTTCGTTGCTCATGCAAACAAAAAAGGCATCAGCCCAGTGCTGAAGGGCTTGGCACGTTTCCGCCCTGAGTTATTCAACCAGTTCGATAAGGACGCTATGGCATTCGGTTCGCCGCGCTCATGGTTCAAGGTTGATGAAATCTGCAAGTGGGGGCTTGACCCCATTGTTGAGATGGAAGCGGTTGCTGGTCAGGTTGGCGAGGGTAACGCCGCCGAATACTACGGCTACAAAAAAGTGTTCGACACTTGCCCCGATATCGACAAGGAGATTATCGGCAACCCATCGGGTGCGCCTATCCCTGACGAGCCATCGGTTATGTATGCAGTCTGCGCGGCTATCGCTGACCGCATCAACCCATCGAATGTTGAGCCTTGCATGGCCTACCTTGCACGGTTGCCGCATCAGGAGTTTGCAGTCTTTACAATCAAAGACGCATTCAACCGCGACAACAAGCTGGTGACTAATCCAAAGTTTCGCCAGTTTATGCTCGACAACTGCCGCGAGTTGATGCCTAAACGCTAACAATCTGGGGGGTGCAATTTGTACCCCCCTACAAATTTTGGGAGTTGCACAATGGATGCACAAAAGAAAATCGCTATCTGCCGCACAAAGCTGATGTTACAGCACCCATTCTTCGGGTCTATGGCTATGTCATGCGGCATGAAACAGGATGATGACCATGACACGATGTATACTGATGGTAAAGACATCGGCTATTCATCTAAGTTTGTCGAGGCTCACACTGTCGAGGAAATCATGGGCGTTATTGCTCATGAGATTGCCCATATTTTTATGGGGCATCATATCCGCATGGGCAAGCGTGACCATGAACGCTGGAACATTGCTTGCGATTATGCAATCAACGGCTGGCTGACCGATAGCGGCATGGTACTGCCAGAGGGTGGCCTTATTGACCCCCAGTATACTGGCATGACCGCCGAAAAAATTTATGACCTACTGCCGGAGCAACAGCCACAAGGCGGCAAGGGCGGCGGTTGGGGCGAAGTCAAACAGCAACAGAATGCTGATGGCTCTGCCCTGTCTGAGGGTCAGGTCAAACAAGAACAGGCCAGCGTCAAGCAACGCGCTATGATGGCGGCTAATGCGGCAAAATCTGTCGGCAAGTTGCCAGCCGCTATTGAAGAGATTATCGCCAAGATGCGGCGCGTCACTGTCGATTGGGGTGACGTTGTGCGGCGGTTTGCTGGTGGTGATCAGCCTGATGACTACACCTTTTCACGGCCTCAGAAAAAATACTGGACGCAACAGCGTATCTGGTATCCATCTGTAAAAAAGCTGGGTGTCGGTCACTGGGTCATTGCACCTGATACATCGGGGTCTATGTCAGGCCAAGAGTTGGAGATGGCACTGGGCGTTATCAATCAGGCCATCGAAGATTACCAGCCTGAGAGCGTGACCGTTGTCACATGGTCTGGCGGTTGCACTCGCCACACTGTACTAGCCAAGGGCGAGACAATGCCCCAGCTAGACTGTGACGATAGGGGCGGCACTAATGTCGAGCCTATGTTCCGCTATGTCAGGGACAACCAGTTAGACTGTGACAAAATGTTTATCGTGTCTGACATGGGCATCTGGGATTACCCAGAGACAGTGCCTGACTACCCAGTGCTATGGCTATCTACTGCACCCGATAGCCGTTGTGCTGTAACACCACCATTCGGTGATATCGCCGTTATTGAGGAGGCCGCTTAGGCGGCTTCCTATTTTGTATCACACTACAAATCTGGGAGTTATCAAATGACATCACCACAATTACACAAACAGGCAGTCCTAGCGCAAAAGCAGATGGTTGCCGCCTTGGATGCCTACGGTATACCGCGCAAAATGTCTCGCGTGATCCGCCTTAATTCGCGTCATTCTTGTGATGAAATCAAACACTATTTTGATACATCAGGAAGTGATGGGTATAAACTTTATACCACCTTCTATGATTATATCGATGGCCTTATGGCGACTATAAACTCGCACCGTAATCGCCGCTTTTTGCGTGAGGATTACGCACCTATGCTTAAATATAAAGCCCTGTCCAGAGACGTGGCTTCATCTATATTGGGCAAGTTTTTTCCGCGCTCTTCTACAGATGTGCATATTGTCAATTCTACAAGTGATGTAGATGTTGAACAGAAAAACGTAAACCGCAGTTGGGCTAAGTCAACTGATGTGATGATTACCAAGGCTTGGCATCGCACTGTCTATGAGCGCGGCATTGCCATTATCAATTCATCCAAGGGCAAGCGGTTTATTCTGTCTGCAAAACCCATCGATGTAAAATATTGCAACGATGAGGGCATGACCGTGTATCGCGTCACGGCTGTTGAGTTCAAGAATGGGCTTGGCAAAGTTGAGATTGGGTATCTTTGCACCTATGGTGAT